ATAGTTGACCATGTTTCAAAGCACCGTTTAGGTGGGCCATACTTAGCTGCACGATCTTGTAAAATTTCTTCATCAGTCATCTCATCGTCAGTCATCTTTACTCTCCTGCAATTCTCTTAAAAATTGTACAGCTACGTCAATGAGTACTTGTTCTGGTTGGTTAGATGCTGCGCACTCTTCCAGTATTACTTCGACATAGTTTAATTTTTGATTATCACTGATCGCCATTGTTACTCTCCTCATCATCTTTTATAATTTCAGTAACTAATTTGATGTAATCATCAACAGGTACAACATCTGTAATACCAGTTTTACTCGCGTTATCTAGTTGTGAAATCCAGACTGGTGTATTAGCTTGCATAATATAATCTCTATAAAACCCTTCTGCATGATCTGGGCCTACAAAGGTTGCTTTGATAGCTGTTTCACATACTGCAATAAACTGAGCTACAGTTATTGGAGTTGTATCTGGTATAAATGCTAAATCAGCAGGGTACCCATGATAGCTGTGAGGCATACCTGGATATCCCACAGCGTCTATCTTAACCAATAGTCCAACGCGTTCTCTCTGTAACGCTTTTATTAGACTACCTAAAGACATTTGGTATTGGCCGTGTTGTATATAATTAGGTATGCTATCTGTAAGTGCTTTTTTAAGATCTTTTGTATTAACCATAGCTATCTCCTTTTCGAACATTAATAGATATGTATATTAAGTAATGCCCTTGGGCGGAATTGAACCACCAACCTCCCGCTTCCAAACGCAGTCACTCTACCAGTTGAGCTACAAGGGCTCGTATTTAATTATATGAGTTCTTGATTGTTCGCTCTTTAGAACTGTGTCCTCTATGGGGTTCTAATTTATTGGGACACTTAGTTGCTACATCAGGCAGAGGTGTACCCTCAGTAATATACTTATCAAAAATATCACTGAAGACTTGTGTAATTTTATTTACGTATTTTTGGTGATAGTAGTGTTTGATAGGAATTTTTAAAATAACTTTTTTAAATTTAAGAATATCTTTTTGCAATTTTTTTATGCTCATATATTTTCCTCTCAAATTTTAATAAATTACGCCTCAGGTTTCTTATTATATAGGTTTTTTGCAGTCATTCTTCTACTAATTCCAGCACATTTTTGCCCACAAAATTTTGCATTAATGCTCATCATAGTGGCTTGATTATTACAAATTTTACAAATTATTTTATACACTGCTTTACGCTTGGTATAGGTACGTTTAATCCAAGGCTGTAGACCTTTCTTTTGATACGGCCCAATATCCTCTTGTATTTTAAACCTTTTCCACCACTGCTGCTCTGATTTGGATAGCTTCCAATTAGTTTTATTCTGTTCATCATATAGCTGTACAGCAGTCTCTTTAGTTATCTCCTGTTTTAAGGTTCCATCTGGTTTGTAGATTTTAATTCCAGAAATCACAGTACATCCCTTTCAATTTAAAGATAATAGAGGTCGTGTTCAGAGCTTTGGAAGTTCTCTTGCTTGCCTTGCGGTGTAAGCCAACCTCTACTATCTCGATACTATTTAATGATATGAGCTATTATTAATGACTTCAATCCACGAGGTTTATAAGTCTGGGATAACCAGATTAATTCATCTGTAGATAAACGTATAAGTTGTGCTTTTTTAAAGGGGATATTTACATATCTCTTTAGATCACCTACTAATATAAAATTATCACTCATAAATTTAATCGCCCATTTGCTAACATAGTTTCTGCTTGGGTGCATATCCCTACTACGGAACAATAACGACAAGCTTTGACTTCACCTGGAACTTCTTTAATCACTCCTACGCCACCATCTGCAGATTGACGCATAAGTGCTTCGTCCATTGTAGCGAAATTTTTAGTAGATTTAGCAGTACTGCTGGGGTTTTTATAATATTTGTAAACTGTATCTGAAGCCCAGAGCTCTTCATCTGTACATTCTGGCAAGCTCTCTTGAGGTTTATCTATAAGTGATTGATAAGTCTGTATTTTATTAGTAATCCATTCCTCAGTTTCTTGTGTACTCCACAATGGGTATTCTTTTGTTAATACACGTTGTTGCGGGTACTTTTTCCCATCCTGTTTAGCTCTAGCAGCTGACCAGTCTGTAAATATGTAGTTAATGTTGATGATATCACTAGTAATTTTATCTGGGCTAAGCCACTTATAAATACTACCTTGTTTAATGTAGTTATCCGCACTGCTGTCATAAATGTAAGTCCACACACTAGTAGACTTATAATCATTTAATACACCATCCAGCACTAGGTCATATTTACCAGAGACAATTGTATTAAGTATTTCCTTCTCTGCTCGTTGCTCTACGTAAACAGGCATTTCTCCAGGAGTAACTGTTTCTGGGTTAACTCGTATACTGTCTGTAACGCTATCTGCAGCTCCAAATACTTTTAGTGCTTCTAGTACATTCTTACGATCTGACCATGCTTCTTCACAACCATTATGAATAGCAGTTCCCATTCTAGAAGGGACTAGATCTCCAATATCTACAGTTTTAGCTAAATCTTTATTTTGGTATGCTAGAACTATTTGACGAATTGATTTAAGTAGTCCTGTAGCACTAATAACATTAGGACGGTCATCATAGTCATAGCTGTCATGCATTAGAAATACTGCTAGAGCTAGTGATATATTATTCTTATTAGTATATTTATATGCCATTTAATAGCCTCTCTGTTTTAAGTTCTTTAAGTTTTTGTTTATAATCACTGCCTTCCGGAAGTGGCAGTAACACAATACTATTTGGAAAGTTTGTCTGTGATTTAGACAACAGATCTACAGGAAACTTATGTGGATAAAAGTAACATTCATCATGTGATACTCCATACCATCTAGGAAGCCATGCAGCTTCTATTATGTCATTTCCTATGCATGTATATTTTTTGTCGATAAAAGATTGGTCTGGCTCCCAATCATCTGGGAGTGAATTTTTAATATAGCTCATGAGTTTATATACACATTACTAGTAGCTCGAGTTAGAGCAACATAGAATAATCGTGCACGAGTTTTAGGGTCTCTACATTTATTGATGTTTATTTTATCTATAAACACAGCTGGATAGGTCCCTCCTTGGGCTTTGTGAGTAGTACCTGCAAAAGGTGGACGTAAATCTGCTAAAACATTTTTTATCTTATAGAAATTTGTCCAGTTTTCTCTACAGCTATTTTTAATAGCTATATCCTTATACTCATCTAAAATTTTAGTAGCTGCTATTTTATTTTTAGGACTAAATACTATTTTTATATTAGATTTAGTATATTTATCATAGTCACCCTTTAGAGTGACTCGGTACCCTGGAATATTATACTGCTCCATTTCTGTATAGCTGCGTACATGTACTATTTCATTATTAGTTAATACAGTTTTATCGTCTTGCATAACAATACTATTGGCAACTAGTCTTTCTCCTGTGTAGAAGGGCTGAATAGTATCTTCTAAAAAGTATGCTGCTTTTCTGACCATAGTATTGTAGTTAACTGCTGAGTCATTAGTGTAGGTACACAATGGAATATCTACTTCAGCACCTGTTGTGTAATCGATATACTTTTCAACAAACTTAGTAATAAAATCTGCATGAGATAGCATGTGAATTCCATCTCCGGCAGTATTTAGAGTAGTTTCAATTGAGGGCTCTGTCTTTATAGACCCTTCAATGAATTGTCTAAATTCTGTAGCTTTATCTAAGATAGGGCTGTCACCTAACTGTCTGTGAACTTTAGTTAGTTTAAAAGTAATTAGTGAACCATCAAAGATACTACAAGTATCTGATGGAGGAGGTAGTTGAAACGGATCTCCTACAAATAATACTTTTAAATTTCTATGTTTTACAATATCTACGATAGCTTCTAAAAATTTATTACCAATCATAGACGCTTCATCAATTATGACAACAGAATCGAATGATATTTCACACATGCCTACTTTCTTTAATGATTCTTTTCCGTATTTAGTAAGGGAGGGTTTTAATTTAAATATAGCATGCCCAGTTGATACTGGTGCATCTACTATTTTAGATAAAACCGCTGCGGCTCTATTAGTAGTAGCGCATAGGGAAATGGGTAATAAAGGATTGTACTGGTTGATTCTATTAATAATTTCTCCAATTACTGTAGTCTTACCAGTCCCTGCTGCTCCTGTAAGTACGGCTACACTAGGGGTATTGGGTGGTGCAATATGAAATAGCTGGTTACATACCCCATCTACTGCATCAAGTTGATCTTTAGACAATTGGAAAGACATCGTTTATTTCCTTTACTGTGGCACGGTTATGAAGATGGATTAATTTATCCCATGATTTACCTAGTTCTAATGAAGCTTTCATAGGGACATGGGAAGAACGAATTGCATCGTCATTATTCCATTCCATTTCTTCTATTAGTACATCATTTAAAAATTTAATATGTTCAGGTGTATGCTTAACTAAAAAGTATCCTGCGTCATGAATCATATTGCAGGGGAGAATTTCAGTGCCGTAACCAGCATCTTCAATTCGCTTATTAGTAGCATTCATAGCTCGGTTGAGTAGCATTCCCCAGGACTGGGTAATTGCATTATTAGCACTACGAGCTTCTTTGTCTGCTTCATAGGGTGTTTTAGAGTTACCTAATACACACTTTGATATAATTGGAGTGCGTAATTTTAAACCAAAAGCACATTCTACATAGCCATGCTCTTCCATAAACTGTTTATTAGTTTCGTTAAAGTCTCCAGATACTTTGTAGAGTTCATGGAAGGCTTTTTCTATTTGAATAGCTTGAGGCATAGGAAATCCAGCTCTTTTATGTAGAGTATACGCCGTGCCCATATATTGAAGAGCAAAAGTAGGCCCTTTAGATTTACGCCTTAACTCTGGGTATTTAGTTTCAATAGAATTAACACTATCTACATCCATGGGATCTATATCAGGCATTTGATCTGCAAAATAAGTTTGAGCTCTCATAGAATGACCATCATAGCCATCTGTATAGACCTTAATCCTATTAGGATCTTGACTTAATATAGCTCCAATACGTTCCTCTAGAGCTGAGAAGTCAGCACCTGCAAATAACCACCCGTCGGGAGCTACTATGCAACTCTTAACGAGTTTACCCATAGGTCCATGAGCAGGTAGGTTTGTGAGGTTAGGGGAGTTACTGGCTAGTCTCCCAGATTGAGTACCACCAAGCTTGAGATTTCCATGAAGAAAATCTTCTTCTTGCATGAAGGCTTTAATGAAGGTTCCATTAATTTTACCTACTTCAGCTAAATTCTGTACGAATTGCAGTAGATCTAATATGTCTTCATTAGTAGTATGGTTTTTTAAATCCTTTAATGTCTCTCCTCCTGTAGCAGGAGCTCCTGACTTTGTTGTGTCAAGTACTGGGAGTTTTAATACATCAAATAATAAGGTAGCTAATTGTGTATGACTACTTGGATTGAACTGAACTTTAGCAAAGTCACTAACAGGTTTAACTAGCTTCTTTAGCTTTTCATTAGCTTTACGGCATGTATCCTCTTGTAGTTTGCTATTGAATAAGATTACACACGAGTTCTCTTGGATCTGCTCATTAAATATCTTTTCTTTTGCAGTGAGAATTGTATGTACTTCTTTAACTCTATCGGAGTTCATGGGTAAACCCACTAACATCATCTTGAGCAATGAATACAAACTAGGTTGGAATATTTCTAAGTAAGGACGTGATAGCGTTTCTGTATGGTATTTTTCCCACACATAAAAAGTAGCTAATGCATCAATGAGATTGTATTTTAGTATTTCTTTTTTAGAGTATTGAGAGATGTTATGAAGTTCTAGTGCGTAGTTTCCTACATACTCAAGAGCAAGCTCTTTAAGCCCTAGAGACACTTTTGTAGTGGCATTCTTAGCTAAGTAAGCCATGATCATAGTGTCATCAAAATCTTTAAAATATCTGAGACCCTCAATCATTCCAGCGTAGTCTGTAGAATGTTCCATCCACAATTTTCTAATAATAAGTTTTGTGTCAAACAGCCCACCATGGAATATAAGCTTACCTCGGTAACTTTCGAAGAACTTCTTCAAGTAGTAGGTACCAGTAATGGACAAATCGATAGCTAGTCCATCATGCTTAGTCCAAGCGAACGATATCGATACTATGGCATCGTCAAGGCTGAGGCCTGTAGTCTCTATATCTGCAGATAGTACTGGGTACTTATGCAGAGAGTCTAAGAGCTCTCTATCAGATCCATACTGGAATCCATATTCTGCAGAATTGATTAGAACAGATGTTCCTGTACCTGCTAGAGCCTTGATACCTAATGTAATTAGTTGTAAATTTTCAGGCTGCTTGAATAGCGATTTATAATTAGGAACATATACGCAACTAAATTTTGAATATCCATCATGCGCTCCTGATATTGCAGTTCCGTAATTAGCAGATACTTTAACTGTCTTAGTAATGAATTTAAAATAACTGCTGTCTGCTATAATTAAATTAGACACACTTTCTGGAATTTTACCAATCAGCTTGTCTAAATAAGCTTTAGCGGTTTTAGCAATTACTCTAGATGAAGTGTTATACATTAAAGGCAGTAGCATAACAGAGTCCTCAGAGATGCCTTCTTGTGCTAATGGTTTGAAGTAGTATTCTGAGAGTGCTGCTGTATTACACGAGTCTTCTTTAATAAGAAGTACTGTAGAAATGTCTGCCATAACGTTCCTTTAGTTATTCATGTATATAGTTTCTCCAATATTGGAGGGCTCATGATCAGAAGTACATACCCATATAATGGGGCAATCTATATTTGTTAAATCAGATTCTCCATGCAGATCAGTAAAATATATTAGAGCTTGTGTAGGATGCTTCTCTACATAATCCAATACAGGTTGGAATCTAGTACCTCCTCCCCCAGCAAATTTTAGATCTAGAATATGTGTACTTTGATCTATTTCATGAATTTTATGAATCATTGAATCACAATCAATGATTGTCATTTTTTCAGGATTAAACACTTGTTGAATACCTTGTATTTCACTTAGCATGCTTTTAAGTGCTTCGTCATCTATACTTCCACTAGTATCTATTGCGAAAGTTAGGTTTCCTAACCCATAGCTATGTAGACTAGGCAAATAAGTAGAAGAGTCATACCTTCTATTTTTTCTAGCCCATGAGTATTCTTCTTTAATACGTACATCTAGGAATTTGGCTAGGATTACTTGCCAAGGCAATTTAGGATTGAGTAGTTCTTCGATTCTTCTGAGTATCTCATCTGGAATAAGTCCTGCTTTCTCTTCACCAGATATTTGTGCTTGTGTTCTCGCCCTAATAATAACATTAGTAGTGGGAGAATTTAGATCACCATCATCTTTATCCGCACCATCTTCATTTAGATCTAACATTAGTTTGCTAGTATCGAAATCTACTTGATCTTTCATGAGCTCATCATAGACTTGATCTGTAGACCAAGTATGATCATATTTATTATCTATTAGTCCTCCAGTAGGTATTTCGAATCCTGCTTTGGTGAGCATATGATTAATAATATAATCACCAGCGCAGTTCCAAATAATAGGATCTCTAGACCCCCTACGTGATAGATGTTGAAATGCTACATGCCAACATTCGTGGGCTACTAGACCAGCAAACTGAGCAACAGATTGTCCTTTAATAAAGTCAGGATTGTATCTAATGACATGGCCATTAACATCTGCTGTTCGAGTATCAGAAGTAATTACATGTTTAAGACTAAGAGCAATGGTAGATATGAATGCTGATCTAGTCATTAGCTCTATCTTAGCTTTAAGTAATTTACCTTCTAATTCCGTTGCCATCTTCGTCTCCTTTAGGAACTTCTAATTCATCTAGAAAGAATTTTACATGAATAAAGCTCCCTTGCATTGATGAAATAGTACATTTAAATGGACAAGTTTTTAACCATGTTAAAAATTTTTCAATTATTGTTACTTGATTTAATGACATGAGGTTTCCTTAAAATATACCGGAATATTATAAAAACATTTTAAGTGTCTCTTCTAATGCAAGTCTTTCAGGCTGTACATTATTTGCAATTACTTTAGTTACTTTATTAACTCCATCTCCAGCTGTTGAACATCTAAGAACATTTAAAATTGACATATTAACGTTATGACATAATTGCTCATCATTAGTTAATTCATCATATTCAACAGATCGTAATCTGTGCATGTCTTTTTTAACTTTCTTATTATAAGAAGGTAGAGTTTTTTTAGTTTTTACCATCTTATCGGAATCAGACATTCGTGCTAGTCCAACATTAGGAATTGCTTTAAATTCTATTCCTTGTTCTTTAAATAAAATATTTCTAGCAGATTTTAGGAAATGGTGTTTAATTCCGCCTGGGTGACAACTACCCATTGCAGTTTTTGTTAAAGCATCGTATGGAATTTCTTCACCATCCCGATATTTTTGTAATTCTTTCATTAGACTTGCAGTTTCTATTGATAAGCAAAAAGGTTTTCTTTCTTCATCAACTGTCGGATCTGTCATTTGATCTCTCTCCTTGGTTATTAAAAAATAAATGCGATATTATATTCTATCGAGTCATATTTCATAAGACTTAACTGCATTGTGTCAAGCTGCGATTATTAAAAAATAAATGCGATATTATATTATGTTGAATCTGAATTTACTGCATCTGATTGCAAATTATTCCATGACGTTCAAATGTTAAAAAATAAATGTGATATTACATTCTATCAAGTCAGAATTAATTATATGTAACTCTATTGAGAGCAATTGTGTTAGGCTGCGATTGTTGCTTCATGTTTAGGTGTTAAAAAATAAATGCGATGTGATATTTAATTTAATTACATTTTATTTTATTAAGCTGCGATTGTTGCTTCATGTTCTTTCCACTCAATTTTATCAACTATAAAACGTCCGTACTGTCCGTTGTTGCGAGGTCGCCATCTACCAATACCAATAAATTGGCCTGCTTCTATTAAATGTTGTTTGAATATATCTTCAGTAACCATATGATCAAATATTGAAAATTCTATAACTCCTTTCCATTTATCAATTACTGGAAAAGATTTATAAACACGATTACCATCTCCACGTTTTCCACTTGAAGGAACAAATACTATTTCTTCTTTTACATCTTTTTCAAGGATATCTAATTCCATGTTAGCCATGGGCATAATGCCTGCTTCAAAATGTTTAGTATAAGTTGTTTTACCTTTACCTGGAATTTGTCTAGCCATGTATTTAGCACATTCAGCTAAACTATTTTTAAATTGCATTGATGGAATTACAATTTTTCCAGAATTTTTATCACTTAAATGTAAACGTTCTTTCCATGTTCGTTTTTCATAGTCGCCTGGTGTTTCTCTAGGCTTTTTATCTACCTGATATGGTCGTGATTGACTATATTTACTAGCACTAATTAGGTGACACTTTGCTGTTACATACATTTTAAATCTCCTTGTTAAATTTTAGGGGGTATTCCTTGAGATGAGATATTTCACTGCATTAAATTCGATTAAATCGCATTCAATTCGATTACGCTATACTAGGTCGTGTAAATTTGTTAAGGGGTAATCCTTGAGATATGTTATTCAATTGCACTGCACTTAACTCAATTACATTACGTTGAATTTTACTGAGGTAAATTTGTTATAAGTTTAATTGTACTTAGGTACTGCTCTTGAGACGCTCCATTCCACTATACTTCATTACATTAAATTTAAATCTGTCTTACTACGATACTGCACTGTTTAAAATATAACGGAGCTATTTTTAGTAATCCATTGAGTAATAGTTGGGTGCCCTTTAAGATCAGGAGTTCTTTTATAGATATCCTTGAATGTAATTACTTGGAAATCTAGAGGCAATCGGTTAATCGCAATTATGATTTTATCGATAGTTAGTTTTGTACAATTATGAGCTAGCATAGTAGTTACTGCATATTGTTCACTAGGCTCTGTAGGCACTTTCCATCCTGATTTAGGATTATCCATAATCTGCTCTATAGTCGGCAGATTCTCATATATTTCAGAGTAGGTTGTTAGTTCTACGGCTGCGCCTTCACCTACGGTTCCGGCTAGCCGAATAGTAGTAAGTCGATCTATCTTCTCTTCCGTTTTAATAACTTTAGATGCAAATTCCCATGTACGAGGACAAGGGAACGTTAGTTCATTACTTCCTGGACTAAATTTATGTAGAAGCTCTGGTTTAAATTTAATTAATGAGATAATTCTATGATCAATATCATTAGCATTAGCCCAATCAATCCATACTTTGTGATCGATGCGCATTCGATAGTGATTTAGTCTAGAAGTAGTAGCTGTACTTTGGGTATTTACAATAGCTCTATCTGTAGTTAGATTACCTGCTGCAGCTATACGGCATCTAGGATGTAGTTTGTGGCTATACACTGCTTTATCTAAAATGATTTTATATGCTGCTGCCTCTGCTTGTTTAGTTCCTGAATTAAATTCATCTAAAAATAAGAGCCATCCTTGATAACCTTCTGGAATAGGATCTGATTCAATTGGAAAATACTCTGGAATATGAAATGTCATTCGTCTCATATTAGTCCTATCTGTTATTACTCCAGGATATCCTTGCATATCTACTGGCTCACATTGAGACACCCTAAGATCAATTACTTTGAGTTGAAATTTCTTAGCAATATTGCGGATAATATCTGATTTACCCATACCTGGGCTAGAAGCTACCATCGGAGTAAGCCCTGCTGTTAAGTCTTTAATTAAAGCTTCTTGTAGTTCAACTGCATTGACCTCAAACATTCTATTTTCCCTCCAATAAATTGGTAGTTAATCTAGTTCCAAAAGAATCTGGTACAGCTGGGTTAACCACCTCAGCCTTTTTTCCTTTAGTTGGGTATTTTCTAGCTAGTTTAGCTGGTTCCTTTGGTAGGTATTTATGTAAGGACTCAGGCCATACTTTTCTAAGTTGTAGAGATCCTGTATACATTTGAGTAGTATCTACTAGGTAGTTACTGAATGTTGTTTTCTCCTGCCTTAATATCAAGATATCATCACAAAGTTTTGCTGCTTGATCGTATAATTTAGGATCTAATTTACTTTTATACCCACCGTGATAGGCATAGGATCCTGTAATATCTTTGGGGTTAATAACAGATTTTTCAGTAGTTGATTCCCACTGCTCATTTACGGTGACTTGATCTCTATTCTCATCAGTAACTTTTCCTTCTTGATTTGCTGGGGTATATTTAATTTCAACAGCATACTGTCGGTCATGTGCAATTAGTTCAATTGGCAACTGATCAATTATGTGCTGTAGTGGTTCTAGTAAATATTTTCTATTAAGTGCAGCAATCTCTATTTTACGTTTGTTCAGCTCTTCCTCTGTTTTTTGGTATAAGTCTCTTAGGATCCTATCCCTTGTTTGTCTTAATTCGTAATCTCCAATTCTCATGTAAATTCTCCTTCTAACATATGGTTTAGACGATATGTGTCTATCTGTTTACGGATTTCACAAAACTCACTATCGTGCATATCCGCTGAATATTTAATGGAACTACTGATTAGTGTTTCATTTTTTATACATTGGTTATCCATTCGCCAATGTTGACATGCTCTGTTCTCACAATAATTAACTACAAAATAAGCCATTGAATTACTCCTAGCTATGAGCAGTATTAAGCCTTATGAATATTATAATGTTAAGTATGGGATGGTTTAGATAAAAAAAATGGACCCCCCGAAGGGAGTCCAAATCCAAGAGTTTCCTCTTGACCTCAAGGAGAAGAGGCTATGCTCAATTAAGATAACATATAACTACTGTTATAAATGCAAATATCCAAATCTGTACTAGCTTTAGTTACTTTCAGATTCGAATCACCTGTTATTTGTCTAAGAATGTCTTCAAACAAATCACTTTTAGCAATCTCAGCCATGATTTCTCTATAGGTCTTACAGACTTTTTGTAGATAATTAGGATTAAATACAAAACAATCATGAATATGACTTAATTGAAAGTCACAACGCCGGATCATTTCCCTAGCCACATAACCGTCAATTGAATGGATAACATTAGGACAAAGAGATCTAAAATTGTCAGATTTAGTTTGATGATACCACCTCAAAGGGATGTCTCCGAACTCCATATCTGAATATACACCGTTTTGGTCCTCAATAACAGCGATATAGACTGTATGCCCATCAGGCATAATCCATGAATGGTGATCTGCTTTGGAATTCCAACATTTATTAATAGTATTCATAACGTCTTCAGCACCTGGAAGTAGCCCTTCCATTACTTCATAGAATACTTTTAACTCTTCATCTGATAATAAAGATTTAGGCTTAGCTCTAGAATTATAATAATGAGTCATTACGACTTGTTTAACTATTGGCCTAGAAAGTGGCTTTGGGAGCTTTTTATTCATCATATTAGCTACTTCAGTATATAGATCATATCGTTTAGTAGGATCTATGCAATTAACATATCTAGCTGTTTCTTTACATCCAGATATTACTGCCATAATTTGAATCCCAGATGCTGTAGCGTCAATAGACATTACATATCCGGTAGGATTATGATTAGTAGTATCTTTTAAAGCTCTAAGTGCTTTTCTACCAAGAATAGGTTCTTCCCATTTAATCTTAGTTATATCCTGTTCAGATACCCATTTAACACGCTCTGCCCACGTAAGCTTATCTTTACCAGCATGATTAGCTATAGCAATGTACAGATTAGGCAGTTCAGTAATAAGCTCTTTTTCATGCATAGATAATAGAGCCTTACCGTACTCGTTACTTTGAAGATTAAGATCATAGCCAGAAGAGTAACTTCTACCTCTAGAATCATATCGCCATACAAAATAGAAATGTTCACCTAAATATTGATCCATGACTTTTAAGAATTGCTTCTTATTCATAGTTTCATTAGTTTGTTTTTCAAATAGGTAAGTTTCGTTGTCTATTTCCCACGGTATACTTTGTAACTTATTAATAACATCATAAGCTAATGGTTCTTCATGCCTATTAAAATGGCTACCTAGAACTAAATTCTTATTTTCCCATAACCAACCGCCGTTATAATTATCTTTCCAAGGAAGAGGCTTTTGTTTCATAGGAGGTAGATATTGTAATTTATCTATTTTGTTTCTAGTTGCATAGTCTATTTGAAAATTAGGAAATACATACCAATGATCATTTTTCTGGTTAAGGGTATACAGAGTTATATGTTGGCATTCTTTTAAAAAGAGGAATCCCCAAATAAACGCTTTATATCCATTAAACCCAGCGTATTTACCTATTTTTGTTGCAATCATTTGTAAAGGTTGATTAATAACATCTATTAATAAAAGACTAACAATAGAATTAAAAATCTCTTTATGTTCTATATACTTATTTTGATTTAAATCTGTTATAGCATTAATGATTTTTGATTCCATATCCTCAGGCATTTTGCCTCTAATAGAATCCATAATAATATTTTCAGCTAGTCTAGTAGACCAGGTTGTTTCTATGGAATATTGATCAATATTTGTACTCACACCGTTTCTCCTTGATTTTATACAATAAAAGCCCTTAAGGACGAATCCTTAAAGGCTTTAAAACAAACAAAACCACCAAGTAGCTACTTAATCTCCATTTCTAGTACGGAGTATTCTCCTGTAGTGTAGTTGTATACTTCAACTTGCACTGGGCCACCGGTATCTGGATGAGTATATTGTATTTCTACATCGTTTGATTCATTCGAATCAAAGTCATATACTTCTATATCCATACCAGGCTCCATTGATTCAGTTGATTCTATGGTAGCTCTTGTACCAGTATCTATAGATATATCACTACCGGTATCAAGATCTATTCCATCCCATGCAGTAGCATTAGCGGATATAAAGTGTCCACCGAAGTAGATAACTGATAGAAATAGTATTACCCATGCGGCTAATTCGAAGTTCTTCTCCATTTTATCCATGATTTATCTCCTTTAATTCTTTATCCAATAAATTATAAGTAGTTTTAATAGTGTCAAGTTGGCTCCTTAGAGATCGTATTTCTACTCCTTTGTCCCACAGTTGATCTTTTATCTTGTTATACTTAGCTGTAGTAGCGTCTTT